CTGGTGACCTTTCCGATGCTGCCCGACGCACGGGTGGCGGCCAAGGCGGATGACGCCCTGGCGACCGCGCTGATGCGCGATCTGGCCGATGCCCTGAATCGGGCTGGCCGCCTGCTGGCCGGGCGCGACTGACCCGGCCCCGAACCCCGAAAGAGGACTGACGATGACCCCGAACGACATGAGGTCCGGGGGCGGGGCCGATCCGTGCGCCCCGGCCCCGATCCCCGACATGCACGCCGCGATCGAAGGCTTTCTGAACGAAGTCAAGAGTTTCAAGGCGGACGTCACCCATCGCATCGAAACCCAGGAAGAGCGGATTGCCATGCTGAACCGTAAGACGATGACCCACCGCCGCCCCGCCCTGTCGACGGCGGCCGAAACCGAGGCACCGCACCGCAAGGCGTTTGCCGCCTATCTGCGCTCGGGCGACGACGACGGCCTGCGCGGGCTGGCGCTGGAGGAAAAGGCGCTGTCCAGCGCCGTCGCGGGCGATGGCGGCTATCTGGTCGATCCGCAGACCGCCGAGCGCATCCGGTCGGTGCTGCATTCGGCCGCCTCGATCCGGGCGATCGCCAATGTGGTGAACGTCGAGGCCACCGCCTATGACGTGCTGGTCGATCACAGCGATGTCGGCGCCGGCTGGGCCAGCGAGACCGGCGCTGCGGGCGAAACCGACACGCCGCAGATCGACCGGGTGTCGATCCCGCTGCACGAGCTGTCGGCGATGCCGAAGGCAAGCCAGCGGCTGCTGGACGATTCCGCCTTCGACGTCGAGGGCTGGCTGGCCGGGCGGATCGCCGACAGGTTCGCCCGGGCCGAGGCGGCGGCCTTTGTCGCGGGCGACGGGGCGGACAAGCCCAAGGGGTTCCTGTTCCATCCCAAGGTCGCCGATGGCGGCTGGAGCTGGGGCAGCCTGGGTTACATCGCATCGGGGCGGGATGGCGATTTCGCCGACACCAACCCGGCCGATGCGATCGTCGATCTGGTCTATGCGCTGGGCGCGCGCTATCGCGCCAATGCAAGCTTCGTGATGAACTCGAAGACCGCCGGCGCGGTGCGCAAGATGAAGGATGCCGACGGCCGCTTCCTGTGGTCGGACGGGCTGGCCGCCGGCGAACCGGCGCGGCTGATGGGGTATCCGGTGCTGGTGGCCGAGGACATGCCCGACATCGCGCAGGGCAGCTTTGCCATCGCGTTCGGCGATTTCGCGGCCGGCTATACCGTCGCCGAGCGGCCCGATCTGCGCATCCTGCGCGATCCGTTCTCGGCCAAGCCGCATGTGCTGTTCTATGCCACCAAGCGGGTCGGCGGCGATGTCAGCGACTTTGCCGCGATCAAGCTGATGAAATTCGCCCTGGTCTGACCGGCCCGGGGCGAATGGCCGCCGCCCGGGTGCGGGCGGCGGTTTCGGGCGCGCGCCCGGCCAACCGCATTGTCCAGCTGCTGCTGTCCTCCGTCCGAGCGATGCGGCGGGTGCGCGCCCGTCCCTTTCCTGCCATTTGCGGAGTTTCGTCATGGATTTCGCCGAACTGACCGCGGTGCCCGCGGATGCCCTGCCGGTCGCGCGGTTCCGCGACCATCTGCGGCTGGGCCGCGGTTTCGCCGACGACGGCGTTCAGGATGCGGTGCTGGTTGCCTGCCTGCGCGCCGCCCTGGCCGTCATCGAGGCGCGCACCGGCAAGGCGCTGTTCCGGCGCCCGTTCCGGCTGCGGCTGGCGAACTGGCGCGAGCCCGACGGCCAGCGCCTGGTCGCCCGCGACGGCAGCGCCGCGGCGGTCGATCCGGCGCAGTACCGGCTGGTTCCCGACACGCACCGGCCGATGCTGCGGCCGGGCGCGGCCACGCTGCCCCTGCCGCCGGCGGGCGGGGGGATCGAGATCGATTTCGAGGCCGGGTTCGGCCCCGACTGGACCGCGATTCCGGCCGATCTGGCGCAGGCGGTCCTGCTGCTGGCGGCGCATTACCACGACAACCGGTCCGCGACCGAACCGGGCGCTGCGGCGGGGCTGCCCTATGGCATCGCCGCCCTGGTCGAGCGTCATCGCACCGTGCGCATCCTGGGGGCGGCACCATGACCGCGCCGCGCCTGAACCGCGCGATGGCGCTGGAGGAAGCCGTCCGGACGCCCGACGGCGCCGGCGGGTTCAGCCAGGGCTGGCGGGCGCTGGGCACCGTCTGGGCCGAGCTGCGCGCCGGAACCGGCCGGGCCGAGGAGGCGGGCCTTTTCGCCGCGCCGCTGGTCGGGTACCGGATCGTGCTGCGTGCCGCGCCGCCGGGCGCGCCCTCGCGGCCCCGGCCGGGTCAGCGGTTGCGGATGGGCGACCGCCGCTTTGCCATAGAGGCGGTGGCCGAGCACGGCGCGGACGGCCGCTATCTGATCTGCCATGCCAGCGAGGAGGCCGCAGGATGAGCTATGCCCATGCGCCCGATCTGCAGGCGGCGGTGTACGGGCGGCTGGCAAGCGACGCCGGGCTGGCCGCGCTGATCGGGTCCAGCATCTTCGACATGGCGCCCGAGGGCGCGTCGGCGCCGCCGGTCTATGTCTCGCTTGGCCCCGAGGACGCCGACGACGTGTCCGACAGCACGGGCGCGGCGACCCTGTTCGCCATGACGGTTACGGTGGTCGGGACCGGGGTGGGTTTCGCCGCCGTCAAGCAGGCCGCGGCGCTGGTCTGCGGGGCGCTGGCCGACACCGTGCTGAACCTGCCCCGGGGGCAGGTCACGGGCATCGCCTTTCGCAAGGCGCGCGCCCGGCTGGGCGACGATCCCGCCGTGCGGCTGATCGAACTGACCTTTCGCGCCCGGGTCGAGGAGAATGCGGCCTGATCCGGGCCGCACAACACATCGCACAACAGGTTCAGGAGGCCGACATGGCTGCCCAGAAAGGCAAGGATCTGCTGGTCAAGCTCGACATGACCGGCGATGGCGCGTTCCAGACCATCGCGGGGCTGCGCGCCACCCGCATCAGCTTCAACGCCGATCCGGTGGATGTCACCTCGCTGGACAGCGAGGGCGGCTGGCGCGAACTGCTGGCCGGTGCCGGGATGCGGTCGGCGGCGATCAGCGGATCGGGAGTGTTCCGCGACGAGGCCACCGACGAGCGGGCGCGCGCCGTCTTCTTCAACCGCGAGATTCCCGATTTTCAGGTCGTCATTCCGGATTTCGGCATTGTCGAAGGCGCGTTCCAGATGACGGCGCTGGAATATGCCGGGACGCATGACGGCGAGGCCAGCTATGAGGTGACGCTGGCCTCGGCCGGTGCGCTGAACTTCACGGCGCTGTGATGGCGAACCCCTGGGCGGGCGAGGCGGCGCTGGTCATCGACGGCGAGCGCCAGGTGCTGAAGCTGACGCTGGGGGCGCTGGCCGAACTGGAAGCGGCGCTGGGGGCGGATTCGCTGATCGGCCTGGCCGAGCGGTTCGAGGCGGGCAGCTTTTCCAGCCGCGACATTCTGGCGGTGATCGTCGCCGGGTTGCGCGGCGGTGGCTGGCGCGGCGATGCCGGCGATCTGGCCACGGCCGACATCGCCGGCGGACCGATGCAGGCGGCGCGCTGCGCCGCCGAATTGCTGGCGCGGGCGTTCCATATCCCGAAGGCGTCCGCGGAATGAGATGTTTCGACTGGCCCGCGCTGATGCGCGCGGGGATGATCGGGCTTGGCCTGCGCCCGGCGGAATTCTGGGCGCTGACGCCGGCCGAACTGCAACTGATGCTGGGGGCGGTGGCCGGCCCCGCACCGCTGACGCGCGCGGACCTGTCCACCCTTGCGTCGCGGTTTCCCGATGACGGGCCGCCGCAGGAAAGGGAGGAGAAGCGATGATCGGGATCGAGTCCGGCATGGCGGAGGTCGAGGCGCAGATCGACGCGCTGCAGGGCCGGTTCGCAGAGGCCGGCGCGAATGCCGGCGATCTGGCGGCCGAACTGTCGCGGCTGCGCGAGTCGATGCTGTTCACGCAGCGCGAGACCGGCAGCCTGTCGTCGAGCTTCAGCGGCAATCTGAAACGTGCGTTCGACGAGGTTGCGTTCGACGGCGAAAGGCTGTCGGACGTGCTGCGCGAGGTGGCGCTGTCGATGGCGCGGGCGGTCTACAACACCGCGATGCGACCGGTCCAGGACAGCATCGGATCGGCCATTGCCGGCGGCATCAACGCGCTGGTGGGCGGTGTGCTGGGCGGGGGCACGGGCCAGCGGATCGAGACCTTTGCGAAGGGCGGCGTGATCGGCGGGCCGACCCTGTTTCCGATGCGGCGCGGCGTTGGCCTGATGGGCGAGGCGGGGCCCGAGGCGATCCTGCCGCTGGCGCGCGGCGCCGACGGCCGGCTGGGGGTGCGCGGCGACGGCGGGGCAAGGCCGGTTCAGGTGACCGTCAACATATCCACCCCCGATGTCGAGGGGTTCCGCCGGTCGCAGTCGCAGATCGCCTTGCAGATGAACCGGGCGCTGGGTCTCGCCGCGCGCAACCGCTGAGGTCGGCCATGAGCTTTCACGAAATCCAGTTTCCCCCGCGGCTGAGCTTTGGTTCGGCCGGCGGGCCGGAGCGGCGGACCGAGATCGTCACGCTGGCGAACGGTTTCGAAGAGCGCAACAGCCCCTGGGCGCATGCGCGGCGGCGGTACGATGCCGGTGTCGGGTTGCGGTCGCTGGACGATATCGAAACGCTGGTTGCGTTCTTCGAGGCGCGGCGCGGCCAGCTGCACGGCTTTCGCTGGAAGGACTGGAGCGATTTCAAATCCTGCAAGCCCTCGGCCGGGCCGCATTTCCGCGACCAGCGGATCGCGATCGGCGACGGCGCGCGGCGCGTGTTCCCGCTGATCAAGCTGTACCGATCGGGGCTGGAACACTATGAACGGCCGATCGCCAAGCCTGTCGCGGGCACGGTCCGCGCGGGGGTGGGCGGCGACCCGCTGACCGAGGGCGTTCACTATGGCGTGGACACGGCGACCGGTCTTGTGACCTTTGTCGATGCGCCGCCGGAGGCGGCCGAAGTCACGGCCGGGTTCGCGTTCGACGTGCCGGTCCGGTTCGACACCGACCGCATCCAGACCTCGGTGGCGAATTTCGCCGCCGGCGAGGTGCCAAATGTCCCCGTGGTCGAGGTGCGGGTGTGATGGCCGGCGGGGCGGCGGCGCTGCACGCGCATCTGGCAACCGGCACGACGACCGTCTGCCGGTGCTGGGCGGTGATCCGGCGCGACGGCGCGCGGTTCGGCTTTACCGATCACGACCGCGATCTGGTGTTCGACGCGATCACCTTTCGCGCCGCCAGCGGCATGACCGCGTCCGCGTTGCAGCAGGGCACCGGGCTGGCGGTGGACAACAGCGAGGCTGCGGGCGTGCTGTCGGATGCCGCCGTGACGGAAACCGATCTGCTGGGCGGGTTGTTCGACGGCGCGCAGGTCGAGATATGGCGGGTCAACTGGGCCGACGTGACCGCGCGGGAGCGCCTGTTCCGCGGCAGCCTGGGCGAGATCCGGCGCCGCGACGGCGCGTTCGAGGCCGAGTTGCGCGGTCTGGCCGAAGCGCTGAACCAGCCTGTCGGCCGCGCCTATCAACGGGTCTGCGGGGCCGTTCTGGGCGATGCGCGCTGCGGGGTCGATACCGGCGCGCCGGATTACGCCGTCACCATGGCCCCGGACACGGTTGCCGATGGCCGCGTCCTGGTGTTTTCGGACCTCGGCGGATTTGCCGACCGCTGGTTCGAGCAGGGCATGTTGCGGGTCGAGACCGGCGCAGCGGCGGGTCTGACCGGCATCGTCAAGAGCGACCGGCTGGGTGCCGACGGGCTGCGCCGGATCACCTTGTGGCAGTCGCTGCGCCGCGAGATCGCGCCGGGCGACCGGGTACGGATCGTCGCCGGCTGCGACAAGCGCGCCGCGACCTGTCGTGACAAGTTCGCCAATTTCGGAAACTTCCGAGGGTTTCCCCATATCCCGGGGGACGACTGGCTGACCAGCTATCCGGCGGGCAGCACGCCCGACGATGGCGGGAGCATGAACCGGTGAGCGGGATCGGTGCCGCCGTCGTGGCCGAGGCGCGGTCCTGGATCGGTACGCCCTATGTGCATCAGGCCTCGGCCTGCGGGCATGGCGCGGATTGTCTGGGCCTGCTGCGCGGGGTCTGGCGCGCCCTGTTCGGCGACGAACCCGAAGCGATGCCGCCCTATACCCGGGACTGGGGCGAGCCGTCGGGCGACGAGATTCTGCTGCGCGCCGCCGCCCGCCACCTTGCGCCGGCCGAAGGCGGGCTGGCCGCCGGCGACGTGCTGTTGTTCCGGATGCGCGACCGCGCCATCGCGAAACATCTGGGGCTGGCGGCCAGCACCGGCAGAACGCCAAGTTTCATCCATGCCTATACCGGCCACGGCGTGGTCGAAAGCGCGCTGAGCGCGCCCTGGGCGCGGCGCATCGTGGCGCGTTACCGCTTTCCCGACAGGAGGTCCGGACCATGGCAACCCTGATTCTGGCGGCGGCGGGGTCGGCGGTTGGCGGCGCGATCGGCGGTGCCGTGCTGGGCCTGCCGATGGCGATCGTCGGCCGGGCCGTGGGTGCCACCATCGGCCAGGCGATCGACCAGCAGTTGCTGGGCGCCGGCTCGACCGCAGTGGAGGCTGGCCGCATCGAACGGTTCCGGCTGACCGGCGCCAGCGAGGGCGCCCCCGTGCAGCGGGTCTGGGGACGGATGAAGGTGGCCGGCCAGGTGATCTGGGCGACCCGGTTCCGCGAGACCGGCAGCACGTCACGAACCGGTGGCGGCAAGGGCGGCGGCCGCCGGGGCGCCAGGGTCACGACCTACAGCTATTCCATCAGCCTGGCCGTGGCCCTGTGCCAGGGTCCGGCGACCCGGATCGGCCGGGTCTGGGCCGACGGGATGGAGCTGGACCTCGGCACGGTCACCCTGCGGTTCTATCCCGGCGACGAGGTGCAGCTGCCCGATCCCAAGATCGCGGCCGTCGAGGGGGCGGGCAATGCGCCCGCCTATCGCGGCATCGCCTATGCGGTGTTCGAGGATCTGGATCTGGCGCCCTTCGGCAATCGCGTGCCGCAGTTCACATTCGAGGTCTTTCGCGCCGCCCGGCCCGTCGCGCCGACCGCCCCTGGTCGCCCCGCCGATCTGATCGAGGGCGTGGCGATGATCCCGGGGACCGGGGAATATGCGCTGGCGACGACGCCGGTGCATTATCCCAGTGGCCCCGGCGCGGGGGTGTCGGCGAACGTCAACACGTTGAGCGGCCTGACCGATTTCGAGACCTCGCTGGTGGCTTTGGGCGAGGAGGTGCCGAACTGCCGTTCGGTGGTGTTTGTCGTCAGCTGGTTCGGCACCGACCTGCGCTGTGCCGAATGCCGCATCGAACCGCGCGTCGAACAGACCGGGCAGGACGGTCGCGGCATGGCCTGGCGCGTGTCGGGGATCGCGCGCCCGGCCGCCACCGAGGTCAGCCGGCTGGACGGCAGGCCGGTCTATGGCGGGACGCCGGCGGATGCGTCGGTGATCGAGGCGCTGCATGCGCTGCGGGCGGCGGGGCAGAGCGTCGTCTATTATCCGTTCATCCTGATGGATGTGCCGCCCGGCAACGGCCGCCCCGACCCGTGGAGCGGGGCAGCCGACCAGCCGGTTCATCCCTGGCGCGGCCGCATCACCACATCCGTCGCGCCGGGACGGACGGGCAGCCCGGACGGAACGGCGGTTGCCGAGGCCGAGGTGGCGGCGTTCTTCGGCGCGGCCGGGGCAGGCGATTTCGCCGTCGAGCACGGACGGCTGGACCCAGGTTCAGGCGGGTTCCCCGGCATCTTCGACGATCTCTTCGATCCGGACGGCGATCCACCCGAAACGCGGGTGACCGGCGTCGTCTACACCGGACCCCAGGAGTGGTCGTTCCGCCGGTTCATCCTGCATCAGGCGCATCTGTGCGCCGCGGCGGGCGGGGTGGACGCGTTCTGCATCGGTTCCGAGATGGTCGCGCTGACGCAGATCCGGGGTGCCGGCAACCGCTTTCCGGCGGTGGCCGAGCTTGTCCGGCTGGCCCGCGACGTGCGTGCCATTCTGGGCCCCGATACCAGGATCGGCTATGCGGCCGACTGGTCGGAGTATTTCGGTCATCATCCGCAGGACGGGTCGGGCGACGTGTTCTTTCATCTCGACCCGCTGTGGGCCGAGGATGCGATCGATTTCGTCGGGATCGACAATTACATGCCGCTGTCCGACTGGCGCGACGGGACCGATCATGCCGATGCGCGTCACGGCACGATCTACGATCTCGACTATCTGACCGGGAATGTTGCCGGGGGCGAGGGGTACGACTGGTACTATCCGACGGATGCGGCGCGGGCGGCACAGCACCGCAGCCCGATCGCCGATGGCGCGCATGGCGAGCCCTGGGTATTCCGCTACAAGGACATACTGAACTGGTGGCGCAACCGCCATCACGAGCGCATCGGCGGGGTGCGCGCCGCCGCGCCCACCGCATGGGTGCCCGAAAGCAAGCCGATCTGGTTCACCGAATTCGGCTGCGCCGCGATCGACAAGGGTACCAACCAGCCGAACAAGTTCCTCGATCCGAAATCGTCGGAATCCATGCTGCCGCATTTTTCGGACGGCCGGCGCGACGACCTGATGCCGATGCAATACCTGCGCGCGGTCTACCGGCACTGGCGCGCGCCGGCGAACAATCCGGTGTCGGCGGTCTATGGTCGGCCGATGGTCGATCTGTCGCGCGCCCATGTCTGGGCCTGGGATGCCCGGCCGTGGCCGGCCTTCCCGCTGAACGCGGCGCTGTGGTCGGATGGCGGCAACTATGATCGCGGTCATTGGCTGAACGGGCGGATCGCCAGCCAGACGCTGGACGATGTGGTCGCCGAAATCTGCGAAGCGGCCGGGATGCCGGATCATGACGTGTCGCGGCTTTATGGCATGGTCCGCGGTTACAGCGAGGCCGCGATCGCCCCGGCGCGCGCCACCTTGCAGCCACTTCTGCTGGCGCAAGGGGTCGACGCCGTGGAGCGCGGCGGGCGGCTGGCCTTTGTCAACCGGGACGGGATCGCCGATGCGGTGCTGGACCCCGGCAGGCTGGCGGTGCTGCCCGACGAGGCTGCCGGGGTCGCCACCCTGCGCCGGCCCGAGGCAGAGACCGCGGGGCGGGTGCGGCTGAGCCATGTCGACGGGCATGGCACCTATGATCTGCGAACGGCCGAGGCGATCCTGCCTGACGAGCGCAGCATCGGCGTTGCCCAGTCCGATCTGCCGCTGGCGCTGACCGGAGGCGAGGCGGGAAACATCGTCGAGCGGTGGCTTGCCGAATCGCGGATCGCCCGCGACGGGGCGCGGTTCGTGCTGCCGCCGTCGGCGGCCGACGTGGGAGCGGGCGATGTCGTCGCCCATGACGCGGGCGGGATGCGCACGCTTTACCGCATCGACCGGGTCGAGGAGGCGGGCGCGCGCATTTGCGAGGCGGTGCGGGTCGAGCCCGCGGTCTATGAGCCGAAGGAAATCTGTGAGGATGGGCCCGTGGTGGCCCCGGTGCTGCCGGCGGTGCCGGTGTATCCGCTGTTTCTGGACCTGCCGCTGCTGACCGGGGCCGAGACGCCGCATGCGCCGCATCTGGCCGTGGCGGCAACCCCCTGGCCGGGGTCGGTCGCGGTCTACAGCGCGGCGGCGGACGCGGGCTACGATCTGAACACCCTGGTCGAGGCGGGGGCGGTGATCGGCGAGACCGAATCGGCGCTGCCCCCCGCCGCGCCCGGCCGCTGGGACCGGGGGGCGCCGCTGCGCGTTCGGGTGTGGGGCGGCAGTCTGGCATCGGTATCGCAGGACGAGGTGCTCAACGGGGCCAATGTCGCCGTCATCGGCGACGGCAGCCCGGGAAACTGGGAGGTGTTCCAGTTCGCCGAGGCGCCGCTGGCGGGCGACGGGCTGTACGAAGTCGCCATGCGGCTGCGCGGTCAGGCCGGGACCGACGCCGCGATGCCCGACGCATGGCCCGCCGGCAGCCGGTTCGT